AAGACCTGTGCGGCTAGGAAGCCGGGTTCGTCGCAGGGAGGGGCTTTTTTCCGCCGATGTCTCCCATGGTTTCTACCTGAGCTGCTTCCAGTTCACGGCTTTGTTCTTCCAGTCGTTTGAATGCGATTTGGAAATCCGTAGGGGTGAGTCCGCCGCAGAAGATCAGTGCAGCTTCTCGGAATCCCTGATCGTGGAATGACGCCCGCACCACCTCGGGCCACGGGGCGCAGTGGGTGAACACAAAGCCCATGATTGCCGACGTGAATTCCGGTGTGCCGTCCGTTGGCGTTTCGCCTTTCACCAGTGGGTTGCCGGTTCTGAGGAGCACATCGTAACTGGCCAGCGAGAGCGGGCGCATGGCGTGGCCGCCGACGATGGTTTCGACATCATGGAAGGCGGAGGAGAGGAGTTTTTGGCGGTCGGTATCGTTCATGGTTTAGAGGTGGCGTAGGTAAAAATCTTCCACAGAGGGCGAGGCATCGAGAGGGATGAAGGCGATCTTGCCTCGGCGTTTCACGCAGGCGAGTGGCACGTCCTGTTTCACTTTGTCCACAAGTCGCTCACGGTTGAGCAGTGCGCACTTGATGTAGGCGAAGGGATGCTCTGGGTTGGCGAGATGCCAAGCGTCATTGTGCCATGCTTCGATGAGTGCCTTGGTATCAAATTTTCCGCAATGGCTTTGAGGCTCGAAGAACCAGACTGTGCGTTCCCCACGAATGCCGTCACCAACTATGCGCACGAATGGCTTCTCGGCAAGGGGGATGCCCACTGCCGTCAATGCAGCGGCAAGACAGGTATTGCTGGTAGCGGTGGAGGAAAGATGTGATACGGCGTTCATAGAGGGATCTTGTTGTCGTTAGGATCAAGCACCACCAACAGCGGCGAGGAATGGATAGTGGGTCGCGGTGAGGTCGATTTTTTCGAAGTCCTCATTGTTGAGACTGCGGCTGACTTGCATCAGAACCGTCATGCCACCCGTCTGTTGCAGGTGCGCGGGAATGGCATTCGATAGAGCAAGTGCGGCTCCGATCTTACCACTAAAGGACGATGTCTTGGCCACCAGTCCCGAGAGTTTGATTTCGACTTTCTCTTGGTAGAGTGAGAGGCCAATGATTTCTCCGCTCTTGTTGAGCACAGGTTTTTCCTGGTTGGAGTAGTCGAAGGAGAGGTCGGTGATGAGAATTCCCGCTTGATCGTTCGGGATGCCCCAGTTGCCAGTAGTGCCGATGAAAGTCGCAGACATTTGCTGCGGTCGCGATGTCAACTGCATCACACGGCAGAGACCACGGCCTCGTAGCTCAGCACGGTTTCCCGGCCACGAGATTCATCGGGAGTGGTGATACTCTCGCGGTCGATCAGGTCATGTAGGCAAAACGATTCGGAATCGAGATCCTCTTGCATGGTCGCCTTGTCGCGCATGAGTAATACCAGCTTGCCCGCCCACAGTGCGTGATCCTCGGCTGAGGTATCATCCACTTGGGAAAACAAGTGAACGTCCAGTTTCACGCGCGCGGTGTGTGGCATGCCGGGTATAGGCTTGGATTCCGTGGGATTGAGAACCACGCATGGGCGTGTGCGGATGTCATCACGGCGAGCGACATGGAAGGGAACGGACTCAGAGATTTCCGCAGGGCGGTGACTGGTCATCCACTCGGCAAGCAATGACGATAAGCGATCTTCGATCAAGTTGGGCATCTTGGCCGTGGTATGCGCGTCAACTGGCACGACGACCCAGTGCTCGATTTGTGCGGTCATTGATTTTGCGTAGCGAGGTGGCAAGTGCTTTGCGCAGTCGTCCCGCTGCCACTTCCAGTGCGAGACTGACGGTCTTGTAGGTGGTCACGTCATCGATGTAATCGAGTTTGTTCACCAGCGTAACCGATGCCTTGTCGCCAGTCTTGATCACCGCATTGCCCGGAGCTTGCTTGTGACGAGTCGCCCACTGCACCGCGCCGCGAATCCTACCGCCAATCGATTTGCCCGCATTGATCCAAGAGCCTTTGGCAAAGCCGACACGCTTCTGAATCTTCGCGATGTATGTCTCGCGTGCCTTGGGACTGGTGACGATTTGCTTCGGCTTCTCAGCACCGAGTTGTCCCCACTGATGCAGGTTCGGATCGAGACGTCCGACGGCAAGGTCATTCCATCCGCTACTCGATTGGCGAAGATTGTTTTCTGCGCGTTTGAATCGTCGATTCTGGATGTTGGCCCAATATCGATCGGCTGCCTGCGGGTCAGACTTGCGTAGTTCCTCGTAGGCGTCGGATGGCAATGCGAATACCCCGGCGATGTCTTTGGCCACGGCCTCCTCACCGATCTTGCGAGCTTTGTCAGAAAACCCGAATGGGCGGGTATTGCGGGCAAGCTCTACCGATAGCCCACGCGCCTCCTGCTTCACGAGTGATTCCACCGTGCGGCCAATTTTTTCTGGATGACTTCGCAGCAAGCGCACCACATCCGCCGTCCCATCGAGTTTGGCTGTGATACGAACGTCACTCATCGGTGGAGGATAGGCTGAGGGTGAGTAGTGGAGATCGCGGATGGCTGCTCACGCGAGTGATGCGATAGATCGAACCATCCACCTCCATGCGTTCCCCGAGCTTCGGCAATGCAGCAGGAAATGCGAGCTTTGGCACACGCAGGCTGAGATCTGGCGAATCAACGAAGCCACCCATTTCGATCTGCTGCTCGTTGCGATTGCGACTAACCAGCACAAGCAGGTTGATGTTGTTCCACCGCGCCTGCACTCCATGTTCCTGGAGAAGTTTTTGAAGGTCATTTAGGATGTCGGATTCGAGGGACATGACACGGAGGGTGTGTCAAACAAACGAGCCTTAGACATTCTATAAAATACGCCCGAGCTTTTCGGAGAGATCAATACAGCAATTTGATCTCCGAGATTGAAGCATTCATTCCAACAGATTTCGTTCTGACGCTGATGTTGGTTATCGTTGCAGGGAAGTCGAAAAAGACACCCGAAGTCGTGGTAATTGAACTACCATTGCTGAAGCCCACAACTAGCTGTGTGTTTAGAAGACTGTCACCGCTGGAATAAACAACAATTGCCCCTCTTTTGATTGTGGTAGAAAAGGGGCTAATGCTAAAGTTTGCAACGCAATCTTCTGGCGTGAAGATCCGCATTGAAATATTTGAGCCTCCGAATCCTGAAGGTATCGAGCACCTGAACACTGCCACGTTATCGTTGGGCTTCGGATTCTCTATTAGAAAACTACCAGTTGATACAAAGCTCCCAGTTACTGGCGCAGAGTTGCTGTACTGGATTTCATATGTGGATTGGGCTCCGTTTGAATACGATTGCTCGACAACAAATTTACTTGCTTTTGTGGATGAACTAGGGTTCGGCGCAATTTCTTTTGTGCCTAAGTTATTTGCGCCAAAACTTTGGTTTACTGTAGCTTGAACCAACCCTCCAGCAAAGTTGGAGCTTGAGACTAGACTTTTACCTAAAGTCAGTATCTTGTTTGAGGAAAAGCTCGTCATGAATTCCGAGATCTGTTGCCTGGCAAACGAATCCTCGGCAAATTCAGCCGTATTAGCTGAAGCTGCTCGTTGAGCAAACGGAACTGCCAGCACTCGCTGCCTTGTCGCCTGCGGTGTCCCATTCACACTGACAGCCATCCAATGCTCAGCGCCCTCGGCCAGAGCTGACGTGATGCCGCCTGTGCCATAACGATAGGTTGCGGCGATAGTTCGTCCTGCGGTTGGTGCGCTTGCGTAGGTAGCTGTGATGGTGCCTGAACTATACTCGACGCGGAAGGGAATCACTGGTGGGGCAATCGTGATCGTTGCTCCTGTGGTATATCCACTTCCTGCACTGGTAACGTTGATCCCTGTGACAACGCCATCGGTCATGGTTGCCGTGGCTGCAGCTCCTGTGCCGTTGCCAGAAATGGTGACAGTCGGCGCGCTGGTGTAGCCCGATCCGCCATTGGTGATGGTCGCTCCGATTACAAAGCCAACAATGGTATTTGCCGTCGCGGTCGCTCCCGAGCCCGGATTGCCCACTGATTGACTCCACGAGTTCGTGCCATCGGTTACGGTGATCGAATTGTTCACCACGGACGAATTTGCCAACGCTTTGGAATAGACCAGCGTCGTGCCTGCTGTGGTGCCGATGGTTTCGGTCACTTGTGTATTACTTGTCCCTGCAGAGCCGAACTGGAAACTGTAGACGCCATTGCTGTCGAGCGTGACCGCGCCGATGGTTTCGCTATAGAGCAGGTTGCCGCCTGTGGCAGCATCGAAGATGTTGATGGAGAAGTTTTTGCTGCCAGTAACTGCAGCGCCATTGGCATCTGTGAGACGGCCTTGGTAGTTGATCAGGCTGGGAACTTGACCGCTGGCAAGAAACGCGCTGGATAGAGCGCAAAGAAACGCGAGGATGGTTGTTTTCATAGGGATGATGTTTGAGCGTGGGTGAGATTAAGGAAGGATGACTTCGACGCGGAAGAAGCAGGTTTTGGATGGTTGATCAGTAAACAATGGCCCGCTGGTGATCGCTGCTTCATCGAACTGGAAGGTATGCACGCTGCCATCGCCCTGTATGGTGCGTTGCAAGTGCCAGTTGCTGAGATTGCGTGAAGCAAAGACCTTGTAGGTGCGACCGCTCACCGTGGACAAGGGCATGGAAAACACGCTGCCATTCTTGGTGCCCTCGGGACGGAATACAGATGCTCTCGAGTTCGGATTGGTTCCCGCAAGAAATTCCATCAGATTGGTCGTGCCATCGCCATCGGCATCAGCGAGAGGATCGGGCGTCTGACCAGAGAAATGCTCCTGCTCCCAGGAATCCGGCAGTCCGTTTCCATTGCTGTCCTGATCCTGGCTTCCGCCGGAAAACAACACCTCGATCAGACCTTGGCGGTTGGTATTGCTGCCCGTGGTGAATGATCCCGTCGCCACAATGCTGCCCAGAGAGGAGTGATTGCTCAAATTACCCACGGCGACCTTACCGCCACCGGAATCAATCTGCGCGCAGGCCCATGTCGTCATTAGTAATGTGCATCCTGTTGTGGCAAAATTCATGTTACTGGATTAGTAACGAATCGATAAAGCGTCAAGACAAAATCCTGCACGAGAAACAACAAAATCGACACATCTGAATGTTTGAGATTTGATCAATAGGTCAAAAATGGCTTTACCTGTAGCGCAGATTTCAAACAAATCGCCCCCTCCCAGTTTCCCGAGAGAGGGGGTGCGCAGATTTAGCTGATTCCCGAAAGGTTTACGGTTTTACAATTCGTTTGAGAGCGTCGGTCTTGGCTGGGGCGAATCCGTAGAGACACTCCAGTGTGACGAAGATCTTGTTCGCACGCGTGTCGGTGAAGCGCAGGTAGCCGAAGGTCATGCCGGTGGCTGGATCGGTGACGGCACCGGACTCTTGGTAGTCGGCCACGGGTTGCAGGTAGCGCATG